ACCGCCACCAGGATTACCGAAAACAATAGCAAGGTCACCAGGACCGAACCCACCTTGAATACCATCATTAAAAATAGGCCAAGGAGAAGGAATAGTAGGACGGTAATCAGTTCTATACCTAGTTTCAACATCTTTATTATATTCATGTCCAATATTTTTATCCATACCGGCTTTCATAGCTTTTTCAACTTGGTCTCTAATACCATCGAAATCTCCTTCTTTAAGAAGGTCAGCTGAGTTCAGTATAGCGTTTTTCATTTCTTGATTTTTACAAAAGGTTTGAAACTCCTCCTGTACGTAATCTAAATCATCTTGAGAAGCCTCGTATGAGTTTCTAAGTTCTTCTTTTAATGCAACCTGAAGTACTTCATTCTCTAATTTTTGAAGTTCTACTTTAAGAACGTCCATTGTAATGTTAGTATGGTACTTATCAAAATATTCACAAATTTGTTTAATAATCCATTTATGTGAATCTGCATCAAAATAATGATCGTGTAAAACGTCTCTTACATTAAGTAAAAAAGTTTTATCTGTAAGTAACGATCCTAAGACTTTTAGTTGGAATCCTTTTCCGTATTGTTGTAAACTTTTTAATGTCATTTATAACCTATTATTATATCTTAATATAAGATTTATTACTTTAATAACCAAGAAGAACTCTGTATTTTATCTCCTAATCCATCAATAAGTTTGATTCCTAATTCATTACAGATTTTTGCTTCTGGTATAGATTCATTAGTTTGATCGCCACCATTAGCAAATGATAAATAATAGTCGTAAGAGAAAAAATTATTGATAGCACTTAGAGTTTTGCATTGAGTTGAATCTCTATCAATTGAGATAAATGCTTTATCCACTACTTTAATCGCTCTTACAATTTTTAAACGTTCTTTTTCATCCATAAACGCTTTGCTTCCTTTTAACTCACGTTGAAAATCACTATTAATTATTACCCATAACTCAGAACCATGCACTCTAGCATTTTCAAAAAGTTCTAAATGGCCTTTATGAAGTGGGTTAAAGTACCCACTAACTATTACTGCGTTCATAACTTTCTGCAATTAATTTTTTGTATAGTGTTGTGGACCAACCATGATCTCTCTTAATATAATGGACAGGGATTTCTAAGTCATCCCCAGTGAAAGGTTTTCCTATATAATCTTCTCCTATGAACCTAATATTAAATTCACCTAATTTAAGTAAATCATACAGCTGCTCTTCATATGTATACCTTATTACATCCTTTACGGGTCTAATTTGCATAAGCATCTCTTTACGCTCTTCTACTGTAAGTATAGGTTTTAGTTTATGAGGTCTTTCAATTGAAGGATCAGTGTGAAGTAATACAACTAATGTATCACAGTATAATCCCATTTCTCTGAACATCTTTACGTAACCAGGATGTATAACATCGAAGTTACCTGCTATTACTCCTTTAATCATATTTCCAAAAAACTTGTAAAATTACTATAACAAATGCTAATATTAGAATAGTACCGGTTTTAATATTTACACCTTCTCTCATAAAAGCATAGGTCAATATAGTAAAACTAAAAATACCGGTAGCAAAACCTGTTAGTCTTGAAGGCCATAACTGACCATTAAATGCTTGGACTACATAAGTAGTGCCGTAAATATATGCCATACCTACCGGTATACCAAATAAACCGGCAACTATAATAGGATTATCTTTAACCCATTGATTTAAAAACTGTCCGTTAGTTTGAAACCATGATAATGATTGAGCTATAAAAAATAAGCCAGCTCCAATAAGAAAATCTTTTAAATTCATAATACTGTAGTTAAACCTCTGAAGTTTTCTAACCATCCTTCGGTATTTTTAGTAATACCTTCAATCTTATCTTGATCTAAAAGATGCAAAAAAGCTCCTGTTTGTAAATCTGGTACTGGTTCCTTTAATATTGATTCTACATAGGACTTTTCTTTACTGTCTAAAGAAGTATTATGAAGATCCATCAGCTCAAAATTAGTTTCTACTTTAGACCAGTTATGAATAATCTTTGCAAAAATCTTTTTACCGTCTAGATTTTTTTCTGCAATTTTATAGACATAATCTAAATCAGTTTTCTCTGTAAGTAATTTAGGAAATTGAGATACTATAGTCTTAATTCCTAATCCCTTAACCCCTTGGAGATTATCTGAATTATCACCGAGAAGTGCTTTTACAATATTGTAATTTGTAGGAAGTACTTTTAATTCATTAAAAATATTATCTTTATTGAAAGTTTTTTTCTTCACTGGAGCGTATACTTCAATATTATTGTCAATTAATTGTAAAAAGTCTTTATCTGAAGATACTATAGTAACTTTCTTTCCGGCATTAGACGCTCGTTTTGCTAGATAAGCCATTATATCATCTGCTTCTAACTTTTCAGCCATCATTTGCTGTACTGGTAGGCAATCTAAGTAATCTTGGGTTCTATATAACTGACCTATAAGAGCTTCTGTTTCCTCTTCTTTAGTATCGTACAGACCCCAGTGAGTAATTCTACTAGTAGCACGTTGTGCTTTATAATTAGGATCAATATTTTTTCTATTAGCGGAACCTCCTTTACCGTCCCATACTATTATTACTCTAGTTGGATCAAATATACGAGTAACGTACCCTAAAGAACGAAGAAACCCTACCAGGCCACCAACGTGGGAGCCTGATGGGTTCATCGCTTTGAGCAATGAAAAGCTACGAATTAGCATATTCATAGCATCTATAATCATAATATGATCATTCAAAGCTCGAGGAGGGGTCTCCTTTAATTTACTTAATATGTCGTCGTACGCCATTATATTTTATCTTTTATATGACCTTGGTCAGTCCATCCAATGATACTATACCTAACTCCAGATAAGACTTTATTTACTTTGTGTTCTATGGCAGAATCAAAAATTATACCTTCACCGGTTTTAAGTCTAAAAGAGTGTTCAGTTTTATTCTGTCTTAACACTAACTCACCACCGGTATAATCTTGGGGGTTTACCCCAATACTTATGGTATGTTTTCTCCGCCCATTAGTATCATAATGATATGCAAAATGATCGCCTACTTCGTACTTTAAAAGAAGCAAAGTGCGTATAGGTAAAGATGTAATATCCTGAATGCTTTCCTGTATCTGTTTAAATAACTCAGGGTGTAGATTAAGGTTATACTGTTGACTACTTCTAGCAGATTTATTAACAATAACCTTACCCGAGGAACGGTTTAAAGTTTCACTTTGTCTCCAATTATGTTCTGATAGTAAAATATCAAATATAGTAGATGAATCTACCATTTGGAGCTTAGTGTACATTAATCCAATATATTAGGAGTAATAGGAGTTTCTTCAAGATCTCCTTCTTCTATAAGATCGAAATCTACTGAACCTACTAACTTTAACCAGTGGTCTTTATGAGCATCTTTATACTTATCAATTTCCCTTTTATCGTCAGCTATAAAACCATGAGGGGTCATTACAATTCTACCTCTTGACTGCACTCCACCGATATGGTTCTTTTCTACCTGAACGTTGGTACGCTTGGCAAACTCTACCTGCATACCTGCTTTGATAGCTTTTATCTTAGATGTACCTGGGTTCGTAATATTACCAAAAGTAATAACAAGAGTTGCATCATACCACATCGACATTCCGCCTTTATTCTGCAACTTAGGTTGACCCATCGGTGATTCTGGTTTCATAGTCCAAACCTTATTGATAGCTACCAAAGTATTAGTATAGGGAGAGTTCTCTTTACGTGATAATAAGATCTTCTGATTAAGATTATTACCAAACTGAGTAGACATAGCTCCTGCGTTCCATTCGTTATTATTCTTATTAGAACGCACCGAAAGATCACATGGTACTGAGCCTATACTATCCCAGAAGAAGCACATATCATAGGGTAGATTACCTTTTGCCTGCTCATCCATAAGATCGGCAATATAAACTGCTACTTCTTCAATAGTATTGAGTTGACCTCTGTCAGCATATAAGAAATGACCTTCATAATCAATAACAGTACCATTTTCGTCTTTTACTTCCTCAAACTCAAGTCCCATCTCTTTAGCATGTTCCCAAGACCATTTCATCTCAGTTACAATAAAAACAGGTAATATACCCATCTTTTGTGCATTGACTGCTGCTTCTATTAAGGCAGTTGTTTTGCCCGTATCACTATGTCCACGCAAGAGAGTGATATGTCCGGTAGGAATACCGGGAAGGGAAGTAATGTCTTGAAAAGCTTTAGATAAAGGAATCCATCCTTGCTCTTTAAACTTCACAGAAGCATTAGAGAAGCCTTTTTTCTTCTTAAAATTACCTAAATTAAACGACTTACGTACTGCAGCGGCTGCTTTTTCTTGAGTTTCTTTTTTCTTTGCCATTATTCACTAAATAAGTCATCAAATTTACTAACTGTGTCTTGGTTATTAGCTGTAGCTGTTTCCAGGGTAAAGTCAGTCTTTTGAGGACTTGTGCTTTCTGGCATAATCTCAGATCCTGCTGCAGGAGTATTTTCTTCAGCTGAGCCTGGGTTTAGGTAGTTTTGAAGTTGTTTCTTAATAAAGTCATAATCATATTCATTATGTACTTCTACAGGATTAGGTTGTTCTTTCAACCACTTATCAACTAAGTCGTTATTATCAGAAAGAGGAGTTTGTTTAGGTTTGATTCTTACGGTAGTTTCAGGGTAAGGATTTCCTGGTCTCTGTTCTACTACCATATCCCATCCGTTAATTACATCTGTGAAGTCTCCTACATCTTCATCTTCTGCTAAAGCAAGTAAAGCTTTATAGATAGTAATACCAAATCCCCATAGTCTAACTCCCTTATCTTCTTCTCCTCTTACAACTACAGGAGCAAAAATACGAGTTTTAGGGTTAAGTTTACCTGAAAGAGACCAGTTATCTTTATCGTTGGTCTTTCTTAGTTCTTTTACGAACTCCTCGATTGGGTCTTGCTTACCAAAGTTTGATAAAGCTACCATCGGGTATTTTCCTACTCCGTAGTGGAACTTTAATTCCTTAAACGGAAATGCAGGATCATAGGCAGACGGTACGATACGAATCGTCTGTTTACCTTCTTGAGGCTTCCAAAAAATAGTAGAGTAATCTGTTTTTTCTTTTTGCTGACCGTTATTATTTAACGTATCTAGCTTTGCTTTAATAGCATTTAAATCCATATAACTAATTTTAAAATGTAACGTTTATTTATTAATATAAGAAGAATATTTTAATTCTCCAACTCTATAATTTTATAAAGTTTTGTATTAATTCTTTTGAGTTCGTGACCTTTAGTCAGAAGAATACAGTTTCTATAATCTGGCCAGTTTATTCTATAGGATGTATCTAATACTCCCCCATTTAATTCCTTTATGAGTGTATTAAGTGCATTTATTGTATACAGTGTATTAGATTCTTTTTTACGATGAACTAATATAGTATTATCTAAAAAAGAACCTATATTACCAAAATCTACATTATAAGTACATATATACTCTTCCTGACTTTTAGAATAAAGGACAAAAATTTTATTATATATGATCTTATACTTCTCTTTAACTTCAGTTAAAACTCCTTCAAGAGTTTCTTCTGAGGCGAAAGTACAAAATAATTTATTACTCATATCTTCGTTTAAATGTATAGGGTCGATATCGTAATCGAACTCCTTTAAAACAGCCTCCTGCGTCATATATAAATATCTTTCATGTTTATAAACAAAGATCTTTTGAGTATTTAAATTTTACTGGGTATTTTGTGCCTTCCTCTAGGATCTTTTTAATATCTTCTAATGTTTCTTTACCATCCTCTTTACTAAAGTCAAATAAAAATGCATCGTAAGTATATAAAACTACGTTAGTCTTTTTATTCTGTAAATACCTTAGAACATTCTTTAATATAAGAATATTTCTTGAAGTCTCTAACGATTGCATGATATAATTCATTAATTTTTGAGGATTCATGTCTTTTAAGTTGTTCGTAAAAGGTTTTCCACTAATTGGTGCTGAGACTTCTCCGTCCTCCTCGTATCGTTCCCATAAGCTTTTGATATAATCATCAATTCTTGTAAAGATTTCAAGGTGAGCCCACTTTTCGGGTATTTTTCCATAAATTGCATGAAAGTTAATTTGTTTTGCTTGTTGATATTCGTCTTCATTTATATCAGACTTATTGAAATACTGTCTTGCAAGTTGTTTATGGGCAGATTCGTCAGTCAACGCATAATTAATCTCATCGCAAAGTAAACGAAGGTGATAACCGTCAAAATCAAACTCAACAAAGTAGTCGTTTTGAGGTTTGAAACACTTTCGATGTTCTTGAGATTTTGGTATTGCAGCGAAATTAACGCTATTAAAAGCATTAGTAGGTCTGGATGTAACATTGTATAAGTTGTATGAAGTTAGTACTATATTATCGACTGTGTTATACAGAGGATTTCTTGGATTAAACATTTTATTAAAAGCTTCGTAATGAATTCCTAAACCTGACTGTTCTAATAAGAAAAAAACGTTAGTTGCAGTTTTGTTATAAAAGTCAAAACTAGAAGGAATTTTATAATCAATAATTTCTTTAATTTGATTGTAAACTTTATCACAAGACTCATAAAGTTTTGAAATAGGTATTAATTGGTTTATATTAGGTATATCTTTATATTTGTTGTAGAAATAATTAAGGGTATTAATTTCCTTACTGTAATCAAGTCTATCATATTTCACCATAGAGTAGAGTAACGATAGATCTATGGCAGACTGTAAGTTAAAGTGATAGAGAAGTTCTTTCTTATTCCTTGTATATAGTTTACCAGTATTAAGAAGGATACGGTAGACACGCTCTTTATCAACATTGAATCCTTCGTCATGTCTGATTGGGATTATGTATCCATGCTTAGACTTTATTGGTCTAATGTAAACAGCAACAGTTGAAGTAAGTTTAGGATGGTAAAAATCGTTAGACGAAATAACATCAACATACAGACCTACTTTTGCTAATCGCTGTAAACTTTCAAGTTTGCTTTCTTGCTCTACTATATAAAACACTTATATAACCTTTTTTAATAATATAAGAATATATTTTAGATTACCAAACTTTAAAGTGCATTTCTTCTTCGTCGGTTTCTGCTTACACTTCCAGTATTTTGAATAGGATTTCTCTGCCCACGTCTTTTACTGTACCTTCCTGTTTGCTGTGTTTGTCTTTTATACTCATTATACCTATCCTGTACCGTGTTACGTATAGTAGTAGGTTCATCAGGATCTTTGCCAGTTTTGTCCCTATATACTTTTTTCTGCTCTTTCCAAATATTCTGGATTATTGATCTTAAATTTGGTCTTCTTCTATCTCTAGCAGAGAGTAAAGTAAGAGCAAGTCGAGCTTCAGAAGGCTTAAGTTTAAGTAGATTATAGTTTAAAGTAGGATCAGGGATTTGTTCGCTCTTAGACTTCTTAGCAGCGGTGATAGTATATAAAACTGTTTTACCGTAAAACTTTTTATTATCCCTAGTCCAATTAGTATATAATTGTCTTTCATTTACCCGCAATCTCATACGAGTATTTACTTTAGATTCGTTACCCCATTCTGCAGCTTCTTCGGGTGTAAATTCATAAGGTACTCCTTTATCATCTTTCCACTTAGTTTTATTTAAAAGACTACTAAATAGTAGTACTGCTTTTTCTTCGTCTCTTTCTTGGTCTAATCTTCTTTTTTTCTTTTTATTTCTGGCTTTTGTGCTTATTTCAATTATATTTTGAGCCCATTTTCCCTCGTTAATAGTCATGTCATTAATAATTTCGAGAAATGCATTTTTACGCTCCTGCTTCTTCTGGTCTTCCTCTAGCTGTCTTAATCTGTTTTCTTGTTCATTTAACAAATTTTCTTGTTCGGCAGTTACTTGATCTTGGGAAGCAATAATGTCTTCTATCGAGGCTGAAACATTTCCAAGAAGCTCATCTGCAGCTGTAAAATCCCCAGCTAAATCTTCTGCAAAATCTAAATCTATTTTTGGAAGTTGAGGCAAGTTTAAAGTATCTGGGCCGAATCCTAAATCTTCCAATTCCTCTGCTTGTTCTACTGGGATTGGATCTTCAGGTTCTGGTAGGTTTACAATTTCTGGATCGCCGGAGTAATCATCTAAGCTTTCTAAAAGAAATTCTGTCTTATCTTCAAAGTAATCCGTTATTCCTGGTATTAATGTTTCAGCTTGTGCTAAAACATCTATGTTGTTATTTCTTACTCCAGGGTATACATATTTACCTATTTGATAATCGTCTGCTTTTCCAAAAATATACCAAGAAAGTACAAACGATCTTTTATACCTAAGACTTCTATATTGAACATAATCATCTTGACTTACTTCTATAATACTTTTGTTTCTTATATCAAATAAAACATATCTATCGATAGTACCTAATTGATAATCTGCTAGTAAAGGTCTAGGTCTGAATCTAACTATAACAGGTTCTGAATCTTCTTCTACTGGTACTTCTTTGGCAACAAATACAGCGTTATCGAAATTTCCTTTATCGAAATCTTCTTTAGTCATTGCAAAGACTTCTAAATTTCTAGTTTGAAATAATTCAATATCTCTAGTACCTAAAGTAATTCCAGGTACGCCAGATTTTTTGCTATCGGTTCCTAAGCTTTTATCTACTACACCAAATACTTCGTTGAGTAGTTTATCTATAATCTTATCAAGATCGAAGTTAAGACTAACATTCGACTTTAATTTTTTAATCATGGATTTTGGTGAATACATACTAAACGGCTGATTTATCTACAAAGTTATCTATTTTATCTTGAATTTTTTTGTTAACTTTAATATCATTGAATTGTTTAATAGGTTTATCTGGGTCACGGTTAAGCAGTGATAATCTACCAGATATATCAGTAGTCCACTCGTTATTCTGTATATTATGACTAATACTATTAATCATAAAATATACCCCTTCATCATAATTTATAGGTAATATACCTTTATCCAATACGAATCCTTGATAAATTACTAAACCTGATATACCTTGTAACTGTAAGTCAAATTCGAAAGGCATTAACCCAGGAACAGGATTGGTTGACTTTACTATATCACTCGTAGCAATTTGTCTATGAGGCTCAGCTAAGCTTTCACCATCAGATACTGCAAATGTTCTTCCTCCTACGAACGTTTCTACTGCATTTAAAATAGTTGGTAAAAATTTATCTTTATATGATTTGCTATTTTCAGTAGAATCAGTAGATGTATTTTCACCAGTACCAGGTTTAATTTTTTTTGCAAATCTATCAGAAACTCCTTTATTAAAACTGTTATTTACTGCTTGAAGCATACTGTTAATATTAGTGTTAGTGCTAGATGCAGCTATAGACAATTGACTAGTCATTTTCTTATCTATTTTAGATGTAATATTTAGATTAGTAACCAAAGAACCTTTTCCTATACTAGGTAAAATATTTTTTTGTATTTTTCTAGTGTTATCTAAAGAACTAAAATTATGATCTACTATAAAAACTGTAGGTGTATCATCGTCATCTGGTTGCTCTCTATAATAAAAGTCGAAATAATTTACACGTCCTAATGCTCTTTCTACTTCTGTCATAACCATTTTTAAATAGTCTATTACAGTTTGATCTTCAGGAGGTTGATCAGTTAATTTATCTAAAGTACTTATTAGAAAAGAAACATCTAAAAATATGTCGGTATAAATTTGATTACCTTTCCCTGATGCTGCTGGGAATCCTGGGTCGCCTTCTCCAAAAAATAATCTTTTATCTGCAGGTTTTTTTCTTAATAAACAGACATGAGGGTCGCTAGAAAAATGGTTATTATAACTAAGGAACTGACTGTTAATAGTATCTTTACCTTTACTATTAAATCCAAATTTAACTAATTCAGTACTATCATCTATATATAAATTTACAGTATTATTTATTATTTTTAAAAACGTACTAAACGTTATATAAAGTTTTTTTGCTCTATTTGGAACATCTGTACTTACATCGTGTAAATAATAAGGTTGATCAGCATCTTCAAAATCTAACTGGGGAAATTCATCATGTATAGCTTTCAGCATAGTTTCTCTTGCACCAGCTACTTTATATATGTAATTTAAAACAGTAAATATTTCAGAGGCAGAGTCTTGATTAGAGGGTTCAGATTTTTTATCTGATAACAATGACTCTAAAGCAGAAATTTGTGTAGTAAGACTTTTTGAGTTTTTTTTGATATTATTTACATCCCCTGCTCCAGTTGCTTTTAATCCTTCTAATATTTCTCCTTTGCTAGTAATATAAAAACTACAATCGTATCCTCCTTCATTGTTGTATGAATATTGAAAATTTACTACTGTACCTAAAGCAGCATCATAGTTATAATTACTTTCCTGCCTTAATTCCTTTATTTTTTTATTTACTGATTCGACATTATTTGCATTAAAAAAATCTACTACCGAGGGAATATTTGATATTACATTCTCATTATTATCATAATATACACTATGACCATATTCAATCAATACGTGATATCCTGGTCTAAGGTAAAGTTTTTCAAGAACATTAAGTTGAGAAAGACTGTTAACTTTAAAAGTGACTTCAGCTTTATTTAATGCTCCTTGAACTCCTTGAGATGTAATATTAACTTGTTCTATACCGGGCATAGGTCTAAATCCTGAAGCTTCTTCTTTAAAGTATGATGAATCATTACCAGATTGATTAAAGCCTTGATTTAATTTTGAAAGTATACCGCCTTGTAAAACATTATTTTTAGCTAGTTCTCTATCACCTTCAACTAATACACCAGAGGATACTCTAACCCAACTAGTATTTCCGTGCTGAACTATGAGATCTTTATCAGATAAATTCTGAGAGAGTCTTTTCTTTTTTCGCACTGCCAACTGTTGGCGAACTCCTGATATAAAAGGAGCACCTATTAAAGGTGGTTTGCTCATTATCTATTGCTGTTTGCGGCTCTGTACAAGTCTAAAACCCTAGATTTACTCAAAGGTATCCTCAACTGTACGCCTGGTTTTACTACTAGATTATCTCTTACGGACGTATTAGCAGAAGCTATTACCCACCAGAGTGAAGAATCGCCATAAAACTGCAGTGCAAGAGTATCAAATCTATCTCCGCCAGTACTTATAACATATATATCCTCTTCACTATCTGGTATATCTGGATATATTGGATTAAGATAGTAATTTTTTCCTTCGGAGGAAACTAATTTTTTTATATTATTATATCGTCTAAACATTATAATTCAAATTCTTCTGGTTCATCTTCATTCAGTCCTGCTAATGCTCCAAAACCGTCCTGTAAAGTTATTGGTTGACCAGATAAAAAAGGAGCACCGTTAGGGTCCGGATTAGTTATATAATGCTGTTGTCCAGTCTGTACAGAGAATCTATGAATAGGAGTAAATGCAATCGTACAGTCAAGAACATGAGGTAACTGCTGTACATCATATTCTTCATTACCTCCTAAACCTACTTCCCACGGATAATCGGTTTGCCATGAATAGTCAACTGCGCTGAGAAATCCGGGTTGGTCTACTATATAATCTCCTACTGTAGAAGTAATTAATGTACCTCTCATAAACCCGTTATCACTTGAATAGGTAGGTGCTGTAGTAGAAGCAAGCATTACTAATTTTTTATAGATAGGTTTTAGTTCTTGTCTTGAAAAAGCTGCTGCTTTAAATCCTATATTTATACTACGTCCAAATCCTCCATAAGTATAAAAGTCTTCTGCTCTACCTAAATATTTTTTACTATTCCAAGTTGCAGAATAAGAGTCTGAAAAAGAAGATAAAAATGCTCTAAAATATAAATTAACATTTAAGTTTTCGTCCGGGTTAATAATACCAAATTTAAACTTTATATGATCTTTTATTGCAGGTATAGGAGATTGAGTAGGTTCAAGTAAATTTCTTTGATCGCTAAATTCAGTTTTATTATCTATGTACTTATCAGTATACCTTCCTAATTTTCTGTTGGTTGATAATCCTATTCGAGTTTCTTTTTTTACTTCATTACTTATTTTTAAAGGAGCTTTGCCTGTAGGTGTTTCTTCAACTTTAGTAAAATCTTTTATTACACCATCTCCTATAGTATCATTAGATTTACTTTTTACAAAATCGTAAGCCGAAATCTTAGATGGATTTTTTAATTCTCTATTTAAAAGAAGATTACCATCTGCTAATGGGTGTTCGGCTCCAGGTTTTGGAGTCAAAGAAGACCAAGCTTCTTTTAGTTCACTTCTATCTTCGTCAAAGCCAGAGGGTATAGGTATTCTTCCTTGAAGTTTAGCTAACACATGAGGATTAGCACTGCCAGGAATATACTTACCTTTAGCTCCAAAACCATATACAAAATGAGTACCTGCTTCTGCTGCTACTTGAGCAAGCGTAGATGCTACTATAGATGGAGTCTGTACTGCTGACTGTGCTAACCCATCTGTTATTGTGTTACTTACATCTCTTATAGCACTACCTACTGCAGCGAAAAACTTTCCTAAATTATTACCTCCTTGACCTCTAGGTACATCGTCGGCCGGTCTTTGAACTGGTTTCCTGCTTCTTTGTTGATCAATAGCATTTAACTGTGCTAGGTTAGTAGTAAATTTAGGACTACCTAGTACTATCGCACGACCTATACGAGCTGCATCGTCACCTCGGGCTTCAACCTCTTTACTAACAGAATTATAAACTGGTGGGTTGTTTATATCTTTCTGTACAGCTGGTCCTAACCCGGTGTACCGTAAGCTCTTTAGAGTAGTACTTTTTAAGCTATTGATTAATGGCATTATTATTTAGGTAAATTATCAGTATATTTAGAAGGAGTTTGTCCATCTAAATCTAAAGTAGAAGACTTAGAGGGTAAAGAAATATCTGAACCTGCTCCTTTAATGTGAGTTTGAGAAGCTATATCTCTTCCTCCTTTAGATAAAGGTTGTGTGTCTCTTAATCCTAATACTGTATTGAATGTTTGATTGTTTAAAATTGACATAATATTAAGTTTTGTTTATAAATAGTTTTAAATTAATAACTCATCTTACTAGCATTAAGCTGTAAGCTTCTTCCAACAGTAGCAGTATCCATTTTAATTATTTTACCTTCTTTTGTTAAGGAAATAAGTTCTTCTAATAATGATTCTACGTTTCCTCCAAGTTTAGTACCACCTGCCATAGTGATTGTATCGGCAGCCATAGGTTTAATAACAAAATCTTCTACTTCAATTCCATCCTTAAAAAATGGTAACTCAGATACTACACCACCAAATTTTGAGTAATCAGGGTCAGCCATGGACGCTATACCTCTCGCTACACTTGGACCTCCCATTGCTCCTAATATTCCTCCTATCATAGTACCTGCTCCTGGAAAGATAGATCCTAATGCTGATCCTCCTAATGAACCTAAAACTGTTCCTATAGCACCGTATGCTCTTTCTCCTATAGCAGCATCTAGTTCTTTTCCAGTTAATCCTGAGTTTAAAAGACCTTGTATATCATTATATGCAAAAGCCCCTTCTAAAGCAGTAGCTAGTAATGGAAACTTAGCTATTTTACCAAGTACTTTTCCTATTCCACCTGCTTTTCCTAATGCTGTTTTAATGGCTTCCATAGGATTTAATTTCTTGAATCCTTCACTAACAAAATTTTTGGCACCAGAGAACATACCACCTAATTTATCCATGCCTGGTAAGCCTTTAAACGTACTACCGATAGTTTTAGAAAAATTGCTAATTCCTGACATAATAGTACCGCCTGGTTTAAATGCTTGAGCTATTCTACCACCGCTACCAAATAGTCCATCTTTTGTAAATGCTTGACCAATAGCGCTTTTAAGCCCAAAAAGATTTCCTATACTTTTTACTGTTTTGAATATAGTACTTAATCCTGATATAAGTCCTAAAAATTTAAAACCTGCAATGGCTGATAAAACTATTTTCCAGTTTTCAGCACCCATAGTATTTTCTCCTAACCATTTAAAAGTTTTTTCCAATGCAGGAATTACATCATCCTTTAGAAACGTACCTACCGACTGTATGCCGCTTTTTATTTTTTCTAAACTCGCTTGACCTGCTTCTGATGAAAGATAACCTACCATTTGTTCGGTTTTGCTAGCAGCAAAAGAAAGAAAATTTATTATTTCAGGAGCAAATTTAGTGATTATATTTCCAAACGCTAGCTGGATTCGTTCCATAGCTGATGCAAAGCCTTCTCCTAGCGTTACTTGACTCTGTAATTTATTAATAAGTTCTTCTCCAGATTTTGCTTGTTCACCTCCTTCTTTAGCATTTTCTTTAGATGCTTCCTTCATTGCTTTTTGATTCTTAAGCATAGTACCTAAATCATCAGCAGACATGTTGAAAGCGGCAGCTAATTTTTGTTGCTGTAATAGATTAAGATTTTGAAAGTCGGAAAAGGAACCAGCTTCTAATCTAATTTGTTTAGCAAGTTCTGCTTGATCGCCAGATAAAGCTGCTGCTCTAACTCTTTCTAAATTAAGTTGCCTACCTGTAAATAATTCAGCATCCATTTCAGCTTGAATAGAAGATTCAAAATCTAAGAATCCTTCCATTAAACTGTTAGTTTTTTCTAAAGAAGTACCTAATCTTCTAGCTTCTAAAGCAGCGGTTCGGATTCCTCCTGGAAATTTAGCAGTATTAATTGAAGTAGTAGCAGAAGCATGACTAACGTCTTGGAGTATAGTTTTAATACTAATAACTGAATCGTTAGTTTTATTAAAATTAGTAACTAGATCAGCTGCACTTCTTACAAACTCTCCTACATTTTCTTTAGAACCTGCAGTTTCTTTAAAAAGTTTAGCTCCTTCTTCAGCTGATAATCCTAATTTATTTACAAGTAATGATTGAGCAGTTAAAGTATCTTTTGAAAATACTGCAGAAGTACCGAATGTTTCATTTAAAGCTTGATTAATAGGTAATAACTTTTCTAAAGTCATACCAGTTCTTGCAGCAGCTGCTCTAATATTACCTAGTGAAATAGAAGCAGATTTACCTGCCATTACTAGATTTCTGTTAATCGAGACTACAGCCTGATCTAGTATGTTCATACCTTTAATAGCAGAAGATACAGCAAATGCAGCAAGAGCTTTGGCTCCTAATTTAACAAATTCTCCTAATCCTCTTAAAGTAGCTTTTATTGTACTTTCTCCAGCAGCCATTGAAGAGTCAAATAATTCAGCTGCTTTAGTTAAGTTATTAAATACAGTGCCGAGCACAGGAACGTCCCCGACTAAGTCTGAAAAGAAAGAAAAGAATCTACCTGCTTTTGTAATCTTAGTGGAAAGATCAAGCATTCCTTGCATCTGTTTCTGCAAGTCATCCGCAATATCTAACTGTCTTTGCCCAGAGGTAACTAATTCTCTATTTTTTTTAGCTTGAGCTTCTAATGCAGCTTTTTTCTCTCCTGATGCAGCAGCAGCTTTATCTTCTAATTTTTTAGCAGTATCTGCATATTTTTGTATTTTAGCTGCTATCTGTACTGCTTCATCAGCTGCTTTATTAGCTTGACTTTGAAGTTTGTTTCTAGTTCTTCTATTTGATAAATCGGCTTTAGATAATTTAGCTGCTGATCTGGCAAGCGTATTAAACGTCCCAAATCCTTTATTCATATCTTGAATTTCAGCTGTAGTTGCTCCAGCATCTTTGAGCTGTTGCTTCATATTAATAGAAGCATCTTTCATGATACTATTAAACTCTTGGCCGAGCATGTTAATTTTATTTAACTGCGCTGCTCTTTCCTTTTGGAGTTTAATATCGTTTGCTGGATCCGTTGCCATGAAAAAAGATTTTATTATAAATAGTAAAGGCTCCTATAATTATTTAGAAGCCTTAGTAGTATAGTCAGGTTTAATGGCTGGGCCCATTACTTTATCACCTATTGTAGTTTTACTCTCACTTTTTTTACTTTGTTCTTGATGATATTCATATATTTCATGGTATGAATATCTTCTCAACCAGATAGGCATATTATAAACCGTCTGGTAATCAAATCCGCCGTTACCGTGAAAAACTATTTGATGTATTTGTTTAAAAAGATTAGCTCTATATTCGGACGTCAGGCCAAAAAAAGTTTATCCCTACAGGTACATCGACAGCCTCCTCACTGCCGTCGTCATTTTCGACGTTAAATTTAAGGTCAATATCTGGGCATATAGTTTGGTAATGAAGTCTTAATTCTCTTGCTTCAGATGCTAATAAATAGTTATCTACGAAATCTCTAATAGTTTTAGAATCAGTTTGACCATTAATGGAAGTAATAAGATACTTTAATCTAGTTGACCCAGCAGTATTGCTATCTTTATTAATTTTTTTTCTACCTTCTACTTCTTTTTCTATATTTACTTCGTCTCCGTGAGTAAGAAATTTAAAAGTAATTTCGTTTCCGCTTCTAGAAAAAGTAAATGGAAATTCATTTTTTCCATCTTTAATTAACTTTTCGTCTAACTCACTATTATTAGCTTTAGATAAATCTACTGTATACTGTTGATCGTCAAAAGTAAAGGTATACTCTTGTCCGTAAGATAAAATTCTAGCTGCAACCATAATTGCATTTTTATCTCCAACCAATAACTGTTTATAATCTATTTTTTTATCAACTAAAAGAGATTGCATAAGTTTATCTATAGCAGTACCTTTTCGGATAAAGTTAATATTAGATAAAATATCTTCTTCTTTAGCAGTCATATACTTCATTTCTACTTTACCGCTAGAAAGAGGAGAATCAACAGGATAGAGTAATCCTTTTGATGGAAGTTCTACTGTTTCAGTAGGAACTTTAAAATTTGAATCCATAAATAATTAATTTAAAACTTGTTTGTATATAAATATACGAATAAAAAAATTTATAAACAACAAAAAACCCACCAATAAGGTGGGTCTTAAGTACTTGTCGGGTAATTTTTTAATAATTTAAAATGCAATAATCCATATTCACAGTAATTGCAAGTTCTGCAGTTTCATCAGTAGCCCAATCAAATGATCCTTGATTAAAGTTGGTAATGAAAGCTCCTTTAATTATCCATTCAGAAACTATGTCTCCTACAGGTCCTAAAAGGTTTAAGGTTATATCTTTTTTATAGAAGTCAGAATAACCAGCTCTACCTGTCACAGACTCATAAGATAGACGAGCCCATTCCATTACTTGCTGTGCTCCTGAAGGAGTGATTGGATCATATAATGTCATTGTCATTTCTCCCCACTCTCTTTTTCCACGAATCTTTCTGTATGAATTAATGTGGTCTAATTTTATTGCATTGTCGGTAAAGTTAGGAGCAGCTACGTTCTTTACCATGAACGATTCTATTCCGTCTATTACCATGTAAAATCTGTTTTGTACTTTCGGTTCGAAAGCTCTAAACATTATTTCGTTAGTATCTAGTATTGCCATTTTGTTTCTTTATTATAAATATTGGTTAATAAAATTATCCTCCAAAAGTTGCTCCTGTTGGTTCTAAAGTAAAGTCTAGAACTATAAACTCGGCAGTTTTAGAAGGCTGTATAAAGATCTGGCCAATCAATTGATTTCTGTCGATTACATCAGCTGTGTTGTTAGTATCATCCATTACAACTCTAAATGCATATAATCCTTGTCTTTGTACAACTGAATCTAAGTATGGATTAACAGCAGATAAGAATTTATTTCTAGTTGTAATAGTATTTTGGTCGAATACTAATGTGTTAGCTTGATCTCCAACGAATTTTTTGAGTTCGATCAATAATCTACGTACATTTACTCTATCTAAAGCAGAAGCTTTTTTCTGTAGTGTTTTCTGACCAAATACTGCTATACCTTGTCCAGGGAAAGTAGCGATTGGGTTAACATTACTAGAATAAAGAGTATCTCTTTCAGATCTTGTTAATTTTCTTTCTGCTTGTAATACTGAAGGAATACCTCCTCTAACTAATCCTGCTGGTGCAAACCATGGTGCAGAAGCTCCATCTGTAAATGTATATACTCCTGGAATAGTTACTGATGCAGGTACATATACGTTTTTCCCTGTCGCACTCCCTACTTGAACCCAAGGCCAGTAGGTTGCTGCATAAGAAGAATTAACTTCCGATGCTTCAGCAGTTACTGTCGTTACAGCAGATGTTCCGTGGGGAACTAAATCTACTACTGCAATACAGTCTCCTCTAGTCTCTGCTAGTGAGATTATACTGCCTACCTGTGTTGCTCCGTTATCGGCAAAAGAATGAATTAATCCTGGTGCTGAAATAATATTAAAGCTGTATTCGTCTTTGTTTTCTAAGATTGAAATAGCGTCATTATAATCAGCTCCTATCAATCCTTGTATTCCTCCTACACTGTTAGTAACATCCTTAAAGTAGGTAGCTCCATCTACTACATTAGTTCCTGTAGCTCCTGCAAATGCTCCTGATTGAGCTGTTGGAATAGATGCAGTATAGCTATTGTCTGATGCGTCAGTATTAATTGTAATACCGTCTGTACCTAAGTAAGCATTAGTCTTTTTGTTTACTGCTGATACTCTAATGTAATTAGAGCGGTTTGGATATTCTCCATTTGAAGTAAGGTAAGTGTTGGTTCCGTCTGAAGTTTTAGAAGTATTAACTGTACCGATTTGTTTTTCGATATAATTATCTTCATTAGGATCTAAACTTAGGTTACTGAACGTTTCAAGAATAATTTTACTCTTGTGATTGTCATCTCCTCTACGTACAAGTAGAGAGAATGTACCTTTGCTAGTATCTACGTTAGTAATTTCCCATCTTATATTATCAGTTGATCCGCTTTTAAGTGAACCATTACTAAGTTCGTCTGAGTCTTCGTAGCTGCTACCAGCAACGTTGTTGTATTGAATACCTTTACCTAATGTCTCTATTTCTATTACGGCAGTTTCGTTATAAGCTCCTGATCCTGATATAGGGGTAGCTGAAGAAGCTGTCCATCCTGCAGAACCGGATACAACTCGTGTAATCAGTGCAGTAGAGCCGCCTTGATCGAAATAGTTTTTTACTGCTAGAGAAGTAAAATATTCAACACTAGTAGACCCTGAGGTGAAAGTTCTTCCGAATTTTCTAGTATATTCACCAAACGAAGTAACTATTGTTGGTTGTTCGATTGGCCCGGTAACCGTTGGTCCGATAAAAGCTGCGCCTACTGCTTGTGCAGCAGGAGAAACGAATGAAATATCGTTCTCTCTCGTAAGGATACCAGGTGAAATTATAGTCTCTGCCATGTTAAAGTATTTAAGTGTTTTATATAAATATCGTGAGTTATTCTAAACCTACTATATATGTAGTGTAGTCACCTACTTAAATAAATAGTATACAGAGAGTCAAAACGATTTGTATTTTTAACTAATTTCTCCTGTGATTGTATTTACAGTGACATTCCCGTATTTGTCAGTGAGTTCTTGATTAAAATCTCTTTCTAATATATCTAAATTCTGTAAGGAAGTAAATAGCTGGTCTTTTTTTCTTTTAATAGTTATAAGTTGGAGTTCTGCAGCTCCTAAGTTACTTAGAAGATCTTTCCGATTATTGATAAAATTATTAAATTTAGCTAGCTCTTCTTTAGTAATAGTTTTTGGTTGCTTATTAGTTTTTGCCATTTTATTATTTATATTTTATGTTAATATAGTAATATACGAATTATTTTGCTGCTAACAATCTTTCAAGTACATGTTTTTCTCGTAAAGATATACCCTTATCGTCTAGTAAGTAATCAAAAGGCTGTTTGCCCATAACTAATCTGTTGTACTTAACACCCCACTTTTCTAGCTGACTTACTGTGTGTTGGTATAAATTAGCATATACTTTTGCAACATCCATATTATAGGTAAACATACCACGAGCAGTGTAAATAAAAATTTCGTGACCACTATCATATAGTTTATTAACTAATTCAATATTATCTGGGATAGGTTTACAATGCTCATATTTGTTCCTTCCTAAATGTTCGATACCTTCTGGTCTATAACATAAGGTATCATCTAAATCCACTGCTATAAGTTTAAATTGTTGCTTCATAAAGCTCTTCTAATTTTACTTTTAATCTGCTTTTAATTTTTTGATCAAAATCCGGGAGTTTTACCCTCTGTCTGGTATAGTGCCCGCATACTTTAATTACTTGCTCTTTATTGTCGATATTAAAATTATCAGTTTGCCATCTTTTCCATTTATTAGATTTAACACATTCTAGATACCATTTATCTATATCCTTTGAGTTAAGTTCCTCCAGTAT